ACTCCTCCGCCATCAGAGCTCCCAGAAGAGTCCCCATTCCCATTTCCATTGCCATTTGTACCATTGCCATTCTTTTTGGTCTCCTCTTCTTCTTTATGCTCACTATCTTTCATCAGACGCCCAGATGTCATCACATGATATCCTACGGGAATCTTCTTACACTTTTTAGAAGTGAAGCAATAGTAATAACCTTTTTTACAAGATTTTTTAGTCATTCCGACTAATGCTATTCAGACTTATTACTATTTAGAAAACCTTGTTTCAATAGTTTTGATAACTCTGATGTTGATCCAACAAACAGAGCATTATTTGTTACGTTGCTTGGTCCTTTATTAGCACTATCCTCCTCAAGATCTTTCAGTTTTTTCTGAAGATCTGCCAACTTATCAGTTGTATCTGCAACACTTTTAATTAACTGACCAGCAACTTCATATGCTCTGGGACTTGCACTTTCGCCAGCAAGTTCCATAATGCCATTGATTGCTTCTTGACCCTTTTCTATAAGAGAATACAAGTTGGCACGAGTATATTCATAATCTTTTTTTATATCAGTTTTTTCTATAGGAACTGGCGGTTTTTTGATCTCCGCAGGTTCTACTTCAACAATGCTACTCTCAATATTGAGTGCTTTGTCAATGGAATCATAACTATCTGGCATGGTTATTAAGTAATGTCAGTTTGGCGAGTTGGACTATATTCTTTTCCGTCACCGAAAAATGTCCATTCTTCATCAAATCCAAAGTTATCACCTGGTTGAAGAAGACCGTGATCTGTTGCATCAATTACCCCATCATCATTCTTATCTTCAAGTGCTTTTGGCGTAACTGTATATCTCATTTCACGTTTAGCGGTTGCAGTATCTGTACTGGTGTACATATCAACTTGAACCTTACGAATAAGTCCATCACTACTGTCTGCGATTGGACCGAATAGATAAGTTTTTGCAGTAAATCTTAATGTATGTATCAGTGCTCGTCTAGTGTCAAAATTTCCTTCATAATCATCTTGGAAATTAACAGACTCTAAAACAATAGGAATATCTCTTTTCTCACCAATAGAATCAATCAAATCTATGGTTAGATTGAAATGTGGTTGGAAATATGGTAATATCTGTTCCAATACTTGTAACGAATCGTCATTGAGTTTTGAAAGAATATTTAACTCAAATCCAATATTATATGGGACTGGCATAAAGACTTTTTTAACCTTTCCACCATTATCGCAAGTTTTAAAGGTTTGTACTAAACTAGTCTTCCTAGTTGGATCATATTGAATAGAAGTCATTTCAAATGACATTCTTGGCAATGTAATCTGAATCGGTTTATTCAGTTCTGGTTGTTGAGTGATTCTCGCCAAAAACTTTTGACTTGGACCATATGCCAAAGGGACTTTAATATCACTAATATCATTTCCGCTATTATCTTGGTGGCGGATATGAATATCATTAAATAGCGTTCCAAACGCTATGATTGTTTTTCTAACTATTTCGTGATAATAATAAGTTCCTAACATTAAAATGTACCAAATGGATTTGACTCAGTGAAATCTATAATATTATCCGCAAGAGTTTCAAACTGGTCGTTTTCAGTGTATTTATCATAAATGTCGTCCTGTATAAATGTCTTAACTGGATAACTTGCTCCAGAATCTTTACCAATTACTGATTCTCCAGGATAGAAACCAAGTTGAGTAGATCCAATACTTACATTAGAAATCTTAAGAATCTTAGTATCATCATCCCATTCTTTAACTCTTGCCTCAGTTTTAGATCTAGAACCATAAACAATCTCATTAAAGAAGTATGTTCCAAGACCAGCAGACAATGCTTCTGGATCGGAAATAGTAACCTGTGGTGGAGAACTATATCCTCTTCCAGGATCTGCAATGTAGATAGATTTGATAACATTATCTGTTCCATCAACACCAAGTGATGCAATACCAACCGCAGTTTTTGCAATTCCGCTTGATGGTGGACCAGCAACTGTAACAACTGGGGTCGTGCTGTAACCAACACCACCATCGGTGATTGAGAATCTTACAATACCTTGACCAGATGTTACGATAGAAGCAGTTGCCGCAGCACCTGCACCACCACCTCCAGTTATAGTTATAGTTGGCGCTACAGTATAACCAGCACCTGCATTTGTCAAAAGAATCTTCTCAACAGATGTTACTCCACCTCTTGTTGTTATAAATCCAACTGCAGTTGCATTATCACCTGCTTGACCTGTTGGAGAAGAAGTGATTCCTATGGTTGGTGCTGATGTGAATCCATATCCGTCATTATTTAAGAAAATCTCACTAACATATCCACTTGGTACTGATCCAGAGATAAATGCAACTGCTGTTGCTGTTCTACCAACACCAATAAGTTGAAGTGTTGTAATATACCCTTCATCCTGAACTTGTAGATCAATCTCTTCAAGTGATGTATCAATAATCTCATCTTCGTATTCAAAGAGTTCACATTTCAACTCATAAACATAGTTTTTTCCAAGTTGAAAGAATGGATTTTCGTGTTCTACAAACTTAACTTCAAATAGTCTTTGCCCAAGAGGAAAATATACCAAATCTCCTTCTCTTGGTCTTGTTGGTGTTGGTAACTCACTAGTCTCTGTTCCATCATCAACACCTGCCATAAATGGTGCAATAAAATCTTCAAATCTTTCTTTTGAAAGAGTTAGTATGAGCTCGTCTCTAACGCTTACACCAAACTTTGTTAAAATATCTCCTGCTCCACCATAACCATCATATGTGTTGACATATGCCTCAATTGCAAAGTTATCATCAAATCTTGATGACTGAACTTCTTCAATGATGGTTTTTTGGTTTACATATTTTCTTGGTATGTAAATAACTTCCACACCATGAAATCTCAGGTGCTCATTCACCAAATCCTGAACAAGCCTTTGTTCAGAAGCAGTACCCTGTAGAAAAAACGGATTAAGTGCCATTATCCAATAAAGTCGAGTGGTGGAAGTTCATACTCCATTGACATTCTTGATTTGATGTCACTGAGTTCCTGTTCTGCTTGTTGTAGGATCTCTCCACCGTTTAACTCAATGCCGCCAGGCAGTTTAACACCCCTAAACTTGCTGAGATTTCTTCCCCACTGCCTTTTAATCAATGCAGTAAGATACATTTTCATAAAACTATCATTATAAATCTGTGTAAATGATGCTGGATCTAACGCTCTGTAGCACTCAAGAACGAGATAGTTACCTGCACTTTGAGATCCCCAATCAATATCAAGATATAATCTATCTTGTCTCTTATTAAATCTTATCTGTTTGTCTGTAGTTAAAAGAAAATCAATATCTTCAAGATATGATTTTGTCATTGAATATTGTAAAAGTTCAACTGAGTTAAAATAATAGAGATCATTTAAGAACAGTTGATACTTAATGCTAAACATTCCTCCAGAGATTGAACTGGTATCAAATCTAAAGATTCTTTCAACACCAATTACAGAATCTGGAACTTGAATATAGTTTGATGTTTCGTAGAAGTTAAACGTTGTGGTTCCATATCCAGTTATGGTAGAAGAACCTGTAGTAGTTACAATACCTACTCCATTAGTTCCTGCTGCCTTCCCTCTATCAATATCATCTTGAGATATTTGATATTTCAAATACATTTTTTCAACGCCGTCAAAATGACGTTCATTGAAATATTGAATGGCATCATCAACTAGATCATCAATCTGATCGTCATCAACGTTAATTTCTAATACTGGTGCGCCTAACTGGCGAAGGCAGTAATCGATCAGTCCTTGTCTAGTTGATGGTTTTGCCATATTACTTTGACCCCTCTTCTAACTTTTGTTTCAGGTCGGCGTTTTCTGCTAATAGTGATTCAATATGCTCTTTATAATCATTAGTCAAAGTAGTTAACTTTGCCTCTAATAAAACGTTTTGATTTGTCGCTTGTGCTAGTTTTGTATGATATATTTTCATCAAAACATTAACATCCACTTCACTTTGATTTTCCATCTATTAGAAATTGCCTCCGTCCAATGTTGAAGTCCAAGTCGGTTTATTAGTATATATTACAGTAACACCACCGCTTGGTATTGAAGAAAGGTCTGAAATAAATCCATTTTGCCCCTCTCTTCTGAGATTGTACGCTGTACTAAATGTTCCCTCAACACCGATCAAATCGACAGTTGTGGAAGAAGTTACAGAAGACTCAACAATACCATAAGCACCACTAGTATCTTGTCTAATAATATCTCCAGCAGTTACTGTGATAGCACTACCCAAACTTAATGTGTTTTTAGTAACCGCAGTTAATACCTGCTTAGATGTTACAATTGGTGCAGCAGGATTGTTTGTAGATCTTTGTAATCCAGTATCATCAAAGTATACAACACCATTGGTGCTAAAATCACCAGATTGGTAGTAAATACCTTTAACATCAAGGAAACCTTTGGTTCCAGAAACAACGCTATTTGTGATGCTAGCATCTGGAATATAAGTCCATCTTCTGCTATCATCGGCGTGAGTTCCGTGAGTCAGTGTAGTTACAGTGCTATCTGCAATAGAACTGTCATCTAAACCGAAGAAACCAGTTTTATTGTTTGAAGTTCCAACACTAGTATTATATGAATATGAAACACCTCTATCAGTATTGGTGTCATATGCATGAGTAATTGTCAGTTGTGCTGTTGTAGCAATACCAGAAATAGTAGCATCAGTTAAGGTGATGATCTTATTTACTGTATCGTATGCAGTAACAGTATTAGCAGCACCAACATTGAGACCTGCATTTCCACTAACAATGTCACCAGTATTGATTCCAACAACAGAATCAAGTCTGATTGTACTTACACCAGATACAACGGTTTCCATAACCGTTCTGACACTGGTTACATCACCAAGGTGAATGATTGGATCATTTACCGTTGCTGTTGTTGAGTTGACCTGAGTTGTAGTACCATCAACTTGCAGGTTTCCCTTGATAATAACAGTTCCTTCATTGCTTAATCCATCGGGATATGGATCAAGGTAAAGTACATCATCCGAAATAGTGGAGATAACATTATCTTCCAGTTTGATATTATCAAATACTGCGTTTCCGCCAACATTAATGTTTCCACCAACATTCAGATCCTTTTCAATACCAACGCCACCTTCTACTACTAAAGCGCCAGTATCTTTATCATCAGATTGTGTAGTATCTCCAATGACGATTTGTACTCCACCATCGAAGAACCAATCGGCACCTTCGATTTCAAATCTATCATCGGTTGTTTCATCATAACGCATTCCTACGTTATCATCATTACCGAAAGTTAGATATGTATCATCAGGAAGTCTTACACTACCGATTCCGTTGGGATCGAGATTGATATCACCATCAGTATCAGTTGATGATATTGTGTTTAAATCTATTCTGAGGTTATCTACGTTCCATTGATCAACTTTCAGTGAAGAAGCACCTCCCAAACCACTGTTTGTTGCAGGTGCCATCACCGCAACAACACCGTTATCTTGGTTTCTAGTGTTCTGGACTCCAGCAACCTCACCAGGTTGATGTTCCATCATGGATGTATAGTAATAACCACCAACAGGGTTGGCATTAGTACCATCATCACCGAGGAAAATTCTATCCTTGTATTGGTTTAAACCACCATAACTACCGATACCAGTTACGTATCCAAATTCGCCCCATTGTAAAGTAGATGGTTTATTAGTACCCGAGGATCTTTTGATCCTGATAATACTTGCCATGTCAGAAATTTCCTCCGTTGATGTCTAAATTCTGTGTTGCGCCTGGTGTGAGTTCCAACGTTGCTTCCCACTTTCTAATGGAACTGTTATAAACCAGTACCATACCATTTTGCAAATTAGTAGCACTAACATCACTAAGTTCAGCCAAAGAAAGTCCTTGGGCTCCAGCGAGAGATGATATAACTTTTACTGCTGGTTGTTGACCTACTCTGACTTTAATTTCAGCCATTTATATACAGATCAGGATCTAAAGTATATTTATATTGTTAGGATCCCATCAGAGCAGCGACAACTTCTTGCTGCTTAAAATAAAGTTTTACATATGACTTTGCAAGATTCCTCAAATCTTGTACAGAGTCTACATTGTCAATCTCTGATGCTATTTTGAAATATTCAAAACTTTTGGAGAGATTTTCAAGTTGAATTTTATCTGGATCCATTTGCCAATTCCTTTAATAGAGATTTGATTTCTTCAATATCACTTTTTATTTTATTAAGTTCATCTTTTTCTCTCTGCTTTTGTTCTTTCATTCTAATATAGTTCGAATAAGCAGATTTGTCTGTATTGACAATAGCACCAGTGAACCTGTCCCTGAACAGGTTACTGTATCCTTCAACTGGTATTAGATCTTCACTGTTTTCCATATTATGCAAGGGCGATTGCTCTGAAATCTTTCAGTTTTACAGGGGTCGACTCATTTGTTGAGGAAAGAACAACTTTGATAACGAAAGCGTCAAACTGCTCCAAGTTATCTGCAGTGAACTGATATTCTGAGAATGATTCAGTATTGTTAGGTGCAACAAAAGCATCTGCTCTGCCACTATTCTTATTTGGATCAATAACTTCATCACCAAAACCATCACCATCAGTATCTTTCATATTATCATATCCAGGGAAAGGAACAAACTTTTGAGTGATTTCACTAGAATCTGCCTTAAAGAGTTTGTAGAAAACTCTGAAGTCTGCATTTTCTTGTCTGTTTGCGCCAATGAATATCTTCAAACTTGTTGCTGGTTGCTGTAAACCAGTCATCTTTGTAACAAATACTGCACCGTGAGGATCACTATTAACTTCATTAGATCTTGGATCTTCAACATAATCATCAATTGGATTATTAGTTTTATTTCTACCAAGAATGAAAGTGGAGTTTTGAATATCCATTACAGGTGATAGGTTTTCATTTTCAGTTCTAAAGTCTACACTCATTGTGAGTGATTTATTTGATGGGAGATTTGTCAATCTCGTGACTTCATTGACTCTAGAAGCAACCATTCTAGGCGTGTTAAAGTGGAGAACTCTATTCAGAGGAACTGGTTCAAACCCTTGATCGATGAATGAAACTTCATTTCCACCAGCACTTGTTCCAGATATTGTTCTGATTCTGCTATTTGCAGAAGTTCCTTTGCCTGGAGTGATCAAGTTAAATACTGGTTCAATAGTACTAAACTGATGGTTTTGTGAGATTCCAACAGTCTTTCCACCAAATCCTTTCTGTGCTTGGAAGTTCAACATCGATCTTCCACTAGATCTATTTGTTGGAGTTGATCTGTTGAACTCCAAGTAATAGTTGTCAAGATCAGAACTCTCGTTCTTATAGTACGTTGCTGGAATATCATGAGAAGTGTTGATTCTCATCAGAGAAACACCATTAACTTCATATGGTTGAATAAAGTCATCGGTTGAGTGATCAATCTTAACCGTACCATTCAGATTTCTTCCATCAATGGTAAGAGTTCCTGCTCCACCAGAACCAGCACTAATATTGCTATAAGAAACAACTTCATTCTGAATCAATGCATAACCGCGACTGGTTGTGATTCCTTCAAATGTTGCAAATACTGAGGTGTTCGCAACTGATACAGTTGTATCATTCAAACCAAATGCGCCAGTCAGTGCAACTCTTTCTCTATCTGGAGAAATATCATTGATTTCAATCTTGTTATTTCCGCCGTGATGTGCGTGATTGTATTGCTTCACTCTGAAAACATTTCCAGAGAATCTATCATCAATCAAAGTCGAAGAACCATTTACACTTGCTGAAGTAGAAGTTCTTGTTGCTTCATCATTTTGGTCTGTGTAGTAAACGATTGTTTCGGAGTTGGTAAAGTTTTCACCCTGAACGCTTGTTAAGTAGATGGTATCAAAGGTTCCGTGCTCCTTCACACTAACTCTTGCTCCAGATCCACCACCAATATTGGAAGTGGTGATTCCTAATGTTTCACCATTTACATATCCGCTACCACTGGTAGTAACGTTAATAGTAGTAACTATATTTCCAGAAACTGTGACCGTTGCTTGTGCTCCAGATCCTTTTCCAGTAAGTGAGAACAAAGGAACAGCAGTATGAGTTCCATTTGGATATTGATCACCAGCAGTAATAATATCGATGTTTCCAGTTCCTGTTGGAATTGGACCACCAAGATTTTCAACAATACCTGTGATACTTGGCGAAGATCCTTCACCAATCTTAACTCCAGGAACAATATTTGCAATCTCTGTAGCAGTGACTCCACTAACAGGGAGTTTCAGTTTTCTTGGTAAACCTTCAATTGGATTCTCTTGGAGTGTGGAAGTATTATCTCCACCAGGAGTAATATCAGAGTTATAGAATGTAAGTGTTCCAGATGGAACAAACTTTGCTTTATAAAGTTTAAACGTCAGATCTTGATACTGACTTGGAGTCCAAATAGTACCATTCTGAGACTTAAAG